TGATAGTTCATAAAGTCTTGTACACGATTAGATTGGTCTTCTCTTTCAGGAGTAGACTTTCCTACTATCTGTGTCTTTACTGGACCTGCAGGTGGAAACAATTCTTGTATAGCTTTAGCTTGAAACTTAACAGCAGATTCTATTAACATTGGATGTACTGCTGTACATGCACCTTCAAATGGTTCTGATGTTTCTTGTATCTTTAATCCTAGTAGATCAAAGCCTTTCTCAAACATAGCTTCCCAATCAGCACGAGAATCTTTATCTGATGTATAAGTATCTATTATATTTGCTGCTACTTCTTCTTGTTCAGCATCATCTAGCTTATCTGTAATATCTCCATACCATTCTTGTATGGTTTCTTCAGCTTCCATTTCTATAGTTGTTTCTGTAAAGTCTACAGTTACACCACCATCTTCTTCTGGAAAAAAGGAAGGACCTTCTGCTCCTTCTTCTGTAGGTTGTGGCATCTCTATTATGTTTGAAATTTCTTCTGGAATTTGTTCAAATGGGTTTTGTTCTGTTGCCATCTATTTTCTCTCTCTATAATAATCTACGTTAGGATCGTATTTATACACCTAGTATAGCACTAAACTCTCCAGTACGCAAGTTTTTTTTCTTTTGGTTCATCAGCCCACTCAGGATCTTCTGGATGTTGTAAGTGCCAAGACTCTTTCATGTAGTGTATTGCCATGGTCATTGCATCCACTTGGTCATCATGTGCAGCATTAGGAAAACGTAACATCTCTTCTAACAAATCTTCTGACCATTTTTTATTTTTAGGTAGCCATACTTTACCAGACTCCATCATAGGTGTAGATGCATACACTCTACTTACCTTATCTCTGTCAGGTAGATATTCTAATACAGGGATACCAGCTCTTCGCATGTCTTGTATCAATGATTGTCCTGATGCTTTCTTTTCTACCATACATACGTCAGGTCTATGTTCTTGATATAACAGTTGTGTCATACGTCTTAGCTCTGGATATTCAAATCTTCCTTTAATGTTACCAAGAAGAATAAGATTACCTTGATAACTCTCATATCCTTCTTCATCTTCGTCATACATAGAGAATATACCCCATGTTTGTATAACACTATAATCTGCTGTAGTTTTTGTAGAGAATGCTGTATCATATGTTTGTATGATAAAATCACAGGGAGGTGGTTCAGCTTCATCCCACCATTTAATCCACTTCTTCTTTATAAGTCCACCTTCATCTGGTGTTGGGTCCTGCATATAGAGAGCATTCCAGTATCGTGCACCATTAGATGCTTTAATCTCATGTTCATCTATTTCTAATACTTCTTTTGGTTTCCATTCAGGAAAATAACTAGATCCTACTGGTAAATCTAATAATTTAGCTGCAGGTTCGTCTAACCATGCAGGAATACGTACAACATCCCAGGGTATAACTTTATAATCCCCTGCATTATTCTCTTGTTTTAATAACCATCCACAAAGATCATCATAATGATACCTTGTATTAATGATTAGTATAGAACCATTAGGCATGATACGTGTTCTTAGTCCTGCTGGATACCATTCCTTAACATATCTTCTACCTGCTTCAGAGTAGGAGTCTTCTTCTGACATCTAACTCCAGCAGCATAGTACTGTCCTCCTTTGTTAGTCTTCCACTTTCCTGCAGCTCGTACATCTGATCGTAGGGACACGCCTTTAAAGACTTGTTGAAAGTCTTCAGTATTGACAATATCCCTGACACTACGACCAAAATCGCTTGATAGCTGGTCTGAATGGGAAACAGTAAGTATCTCATGTTCTGGATTCCTTCCTATATACCATGCTGGAAACAATTTAGAGCAGATAAGAGACTTAGATGACCTTGGTGGTAGGAAAACCATGAGACGTTTTATCTCTCCAGCTTCTAATTGCCTTAGTTTTTCTGATATTACCTCTATATGTTTACCCATCTTAAAGTCTGAGACAAGTGTTGGAGCCATTTGTTTAACAAAACTAAGAAAATCTTCTTTAGATTCTTGTTGTATCTTATGTTTTAACAAAAGATCTGTGTTTAACAAGCCCTCTAGGGGTAGTATAGTCTCTATAGTCTCTATAGTTTCTATGATATTATATCCTTATAGTATATTGTTGTATGTTATTATATGTTTTAATAAGAAAAACAAAAGAAAAACAAATGTACTCAGTACTAAGTACTTCTGTTTATATATATTATATATAATTATACATACTCCCCACTTAATTGTCAAGTCTTTTCTTAATTATTTTTGTTATCCTATAATGAACCTGGTATTTTTTGTCTATATATGTCATACCTATATATATAATAAACGTGGGGGCGTAGATTTTTGGGGTGGGGGGTGTACATTTAAGATATAGCGATATTCTGGGAGATTTAAGGGTTACCTTTATGCATAACAGCTATGCAAATTCTAGCTAGCTATAAAAAACATGGGTAGCCATGCAAAAACTATATAGACTGTAAAAATATAGGGGGCTTCGCTTCTATATTGGAGTATTTAAAAGCTTAAATTGTCGCTATGGAACATTAATAATAGATACTATCCTAGTAAACTAAGGGCAATTCTACCCCCCTTTCTAGTCTATTAAACCTATAATTAAATCTAATAAACCTATAAATTACGAGCCCTCTAGGGGGCTTCAAATATTAATTTATAATATTAGATAATAAAGCTTGTATTATTAATCGATTTAAAATAAGCTGTTAAGTAATGGGCTAGCCTTTAGGCGCTGTACATTTTAAACATAGCGCTTTTGAATTATGAAGCAAGCTTTGACCCCATAGAACCAAACCAGATTATCACCCTCCAAAAGTGATAGCCCTTACATGGCAAGGAACAGCCCCCATGAAATAAATATATAAATCAATTTTCATTAATCTTAAAAAAGGAAACCATAATTATGACTAAATCAATAAATAAAAAAGTAGAATTAATAGATTATACAGTAGCTAATAACTGTATTGCTAAACTTAAAAGCAATCATAAAAATGTGTTAGTGGCTGAAAATACTTTTGATAGTCTAGTTTTTGTAGATGTAATAACAGTAGCTTCTACTTGTAGCTTCTACGAACATGGATCAAAAAAATGGATTACCCATATTAAAAGTGAATTAATGGGTAAAAAATTAGCTAGAAATGAAATTGTTACAGCTAAATATTTAAAGAAATTATTTACGCCTTGTAATAATCCAATTACTAGAGATTTAATTGGTTATAATCAATCAGAAACAAAGGTTTTAGAAACATTTAGAAAAGCAAAAATAGATTCTAGAGGATCACTTGAAAGATTTATTGTTGCTCAAAATGAAATTAATAATCCTAATAAATCTGAAACTTCTGAAACTTCTGAAACTTCTGAAACTTCTGAGGTAATTGAAATAACTGATAAGGAATTTATTGCTGAAATATCCAAACAATTAAAAGCAAGAAATTTTAAAAGCTTATCACCTCTTAAAACTTTACAATCTGATATTCAAGATTTACAAAAATCTTTACTAGATACAGGTTTTAAAGATACAATCAAAAAAGTAGCATAAAATTTAAAGCTCCATATAATTTATATGGGGCTTTTTTTTTGTCCAATTTTTGAGCCCTCTAGGGGGCTTGTAATTTGTGGTGAATACAAAAAAAATATAAGGGGTGAACACAACATAAGGGGTGAACACAACATAAGGGGTGAACA